GCCTCACGCATACAGAGGCAGAAATTGCCGCTGCCGGCGGGAATGAAAATAAGCTGCCGGCAAAATCAATCTGGTGGCAGGGAGAAGAGTATAAAGCGTGGCCCTGCAAGATTGAGGGCATTGAGGCATCTACCAGCGGGAGCAGCGCACAGCCTAAATTATCAGTAGCGAACCTCGACAGTTCCATCACAGCCCTGTGTCTGGCCTATGACGATCTGTTGCAGGCGAAAGTGACTATCCACGATACGCTGGGCAAGTACCTTGATGCGAAAAACTTCGCTGACGGTAACCCTTCAGCAGATCCGACACAGGAAAAAATTAAGGTTTTCTATATCGATGCAAAGAGCAGCGAAACCAATGAGGTGGTCGAGTTTACGCTCTCCAGCCCGATGGATCTGCAGGGGCTCATGATACCTACGCGCCAGCTCCATTCTCTGTGCACCTGGTGCATCCGGAATAAGTACCGCACCGGCGACGGATGCGACTATGCAGGTACGCGCTATTTCGACAAAAACAACAATCCCGTCAGCGATCCGTCGCTGGATGAGTGCAACGGTACACTGACGGCCTGCAAACTCCGGTTCGGTGAAAATAACGAGCTCTCGTTTGGTGGCTTCCCGGGCACGTCTTTGATCAGGAGCTGATATGCGTCAGAAAACCCTCGATGCGATTATGGCGCATGCCGCCAGTGAATATCCGCGCGAGTGCTGCGGTGTCGTGGCGCAGAAGAGCCGTGTTGAGCGTTATTTTCCGTGCCGGAATCTTGCAGCGGCGCCGGAGGACAATTTTGTCCTTTGCCCGGAAGATTACGCCGCTGCTGAGGACTGGGGGACGGTGATCGCCATCGTTCACAGTCACCCTGACGCAACGACGCAACCCAGCGAACTGGATAAAGCGCAATGCGACGCAACGCTTTTGCCCTGGCATATCTTGAGCTGGCCGGAAGGGGATTTACGCACCATCCAGCCGCGCGGAGAACTGCCGCTGCTGGAGCGACCGTTTGTACTCGGTCACTTTGACTGCTGGGGACTGGTGATGAGCTATTACCGGCAGATGCATGGGATTGAACTGCACGATTACCGGGTGGATTATCCGTGGTGGGAAAAAAACTATCCGGATAACTTTTACGAGGAATGCTGGTACGAGTGCGGCTTCCGTGAATTTGATGGGCCACCAAAACCCGGCGATATGGTGATCATGCAGGTTCAGGCGGATAAGTGGAATCACGCGGGGATCCTGCTCAAAGGAAACATGTTGCTTCACCATCTTTACGGACATCTGAGCCAGCGTGTGCCCTATGGTGGCTACTGGCAGGAAAGGACGATGAAGATTCTACGATATAAGGACCTGTGCTAACCTCTCGTTAATTCAATAGAGGGGTGCATATAATGAGAAACTTTTTAATTTTAGCAATCATCGCTTTGTCGTTTGGCTGTACAGAAAGGCCACGCCCATCAGATGATATAGATCATGAAAATGGGATGGTAAAAATTTTCAGTACTAAAGATTTAAAACTAGCTCAACAAAGAGCTGATATATTATGTGGGAAAAAATCATATTATTTGAGCGCACTTCATGAAAGTAATATTTTTCTTTTAAGAAAGAACCCTTCCGATGTCTATTTTTTCGATTACATGCCATTTCAGTGTGATGTTATATCTGCCGCTAAAGCCGGTAATGCTGAAGCTAAACATCTTCATGAAAAAGAGCTTACTGATGCATACCGCAGGCTGGAAGAAGCCAAAAGAAATCAATATGAAGTTCATAAAAATTATGCCAGAAAAAATGGTTTTGATTCATATAGCATTGTTAACCCCGATGGCACCATCGAAGCTCACACAATAGATTCTCAAGGTAATGCTTGTCATAGCTCTGTAAGCGCTTTGGGAGGCGAAACAGTTTGTGACTAATTTTTATATACTCTAATTATTAAATTTCTAGGGGTGCATATGAAAGATAATATGACTCAAATTGAACTTGGAGGGATTCTTGGTAAAACTTTTGGAAAAATGCACTATCGGCTGATAAGTAAGACTAGTGAGGCGACTCGCAGCTTAGCAGCAACACTTAAAGGATTTGAGCAATTCATGATTTCCAGCCAAAGGCGTGGTTTAACCTATGCCGTTTTCAAGGGTAAAAAAAATATAGGTCTGGATGATTTGGGTTTTCCCGTATCTGGTGAAGTTATCCGGATTGTACCTGTGATAATTGGTAGTAAAAAAGCTGGCCTTTTACAGACGATTTTGGGAGCCGTGCTTATCACGGCAGCTGTATTGGCTGGCCCTGGCGGTATTGGTGCCGCGTTTACTGCTGGTGGCTTAACGGGTTTCGCTGCAGCTACTGGCGTATCGTTGGCTATCGGTGGGGTTATCCAGCTTCTTTCCCCTCAGCCAAAAGGTTTAGCCAGTAAACAGAGTGCTGAAAACCGCGCTTCATACGCTTTCGGAGGCGTTACGAACACTGCGGCGCAGGGCTATCCCGTGCCCCTTCTCTATGGACGGCGCCGGATAGGCGGGGCGGTTATTTCCGCCGGAATTTACGTCGAAGACCAGCAGTAAAAATAAACCTTTCATTCTGGCCACCCTCCGGTGGCTTTTTTTATGGGCGCTATATGGCACACGCTACCGTAATCAGAGGCCGCAAGGGCGGCGGTTCTAAATCACGCACGCCTACCGAACAGCCAGACGATCTTCAGTCTGTCGCCAAGGCGAAAATCCTGATCGCGCTGGGAGAGGGTGAGTTCTCAGGCCAGTTAACCGGCAAGGACATTTACCTTGATGGCACCGCGATTGAAAATGCTGACGGCTCTCAGAACTTCAGCGGTGTCATGTGGGAGTTTCGTCCGGGTACCCAGGCGCAGAATTACATTCAGGGGATTCCCGGTACCGAAAACGAAATCAACGTTGGCACCGAAGTCACCAGCGCAGTAGCCTGGACTCGCACGTTTACCAATACCCAGTTGTCAGCCGTTCGCCTGCGCCTGAAGTGGCCCTCGCTTTTTAAACAGGAGGACGACGGCGATCTGATCGGTTACTCAGTTAATTATGCGATTGACCTGCAGACCGACGGCGGCACATGGCAGACGGTACTTAATACCAGCGTGACTGGAAAAACCACGTCCGGTTACGAGCGCAGCCACCGCATCGATTTACCTCAGGCAGGTAGTACCTGGACAATTCGCCTCCGTAAAATTACCCCTGATGCGAACAGCGCAAAGATCGCCGATACGATGACGCTGCAGAGCTTTACTGAGGTGATTGACGCAAAGCTGCGCTATCCAAATACCGCGCTGCTGTACATCGAATTTGACTCCAGCCAGTTCAACGGCTCTATCCCGCAGATCTCCTGCGAGCCGCGCGGGCGAGTGATCCGCGTACCAGATACCTATGATCCGGAAACACGCTCTTATAACGGCATCTGGCAGGGTGCTTTCAAATGGGCGTGGACAGATAATCCCGCGTGGATTTTTTATGATCTGGTGGTGACCGATCGCTTTGGCCTGGGTCAACGGCTTACTGCAGCGAACATCGATAAATGGACGCTCTACCAGATTGCCCAGTATTGCGATCAGCAGGTCCCTGACGGAAAGGGCGGGAGTGGTACTGAGCCCCGGTACACCTGTAATGTTTACATCCAGGACCGTAATGAGGCCTATACGGTTCTGCGTGACTTTGCTGCCATATTCAGAGGTATGACCTACTGGGGGGGTGATCAGATCGTTGCGCTGGCTGACATGCCGCGTGATGTGGATTACAGCTATACCCGAGCCAATGTGGTGGGCGGACGGTTTGCGTATTCGAGCAGCACAACCAAAAGCCGCTACACCACAGCGCTGGTTTCATGGTCAGATCCTGGCAATGCCTACGCAGATGCGATGGAGCCGGTATTTGAGCAGGCACTGGTTGCGCGGTACGGCTTCAATCAGTTGGAAATGACAGCTATCGGTTGCACCCGGCAATCAGAAGCGAACCGAAAGGGGCGCTGGGGTATTCTCACCAATAACAAAGATCGCGTAGTTTCGTTCGACGTTGGTCTCGACGGTAACATCCCGCAACCTGGCTACATTATCGCCGTGGCTGACGAAATGCTTTCTGGCAAAGTTATGGGTGGGCGCATTAGCGCCGTCAAAGGCAGGGTTATCACTCTGGATCGTAAACCAGATGCCGTCGCCGGCGGCCGTCTTATTCTGAATTTACCTTCAGGGGCTTCTCAGAGTCGGACCATTCAGTCGGTCAACGGAAATTTAGTTACAGTCACAACTGCTTATAGCGAAACGCCAGAACCTGAAGCTGTCTGGGTTGTTGAGTCTGACGAACTTTACGCTCAGCAGTATCGTGTTGTCAGTGTCTCCGATAACGATGATGGCACTTTCTCTATTTCTGGTGCCTGGCACGATCCGGATAAATATGCCCGCATCGATACTGGGGCGGTCATAGACCAGCGACCGGTTAGCGTCATCCCTCCTGGTAACCAGGCGCCGCCAGCTAACATCGTGATCAGCTCCTTCTCGGTGGTTCAGCAAAATATCAGCGTGGAAACCATGCGCGTAAGCTGGGACCAGGCGCAGAACGCTATCGCCTACGAGGCTCAGTGGCGCCGCAACGACGGGAACTGGGTTAACGTGCCGCGAAGCTCCACCACATCGTTCGACGTGCCGGGTATCTATGCCGGTCGCTATCTGGTGCGTGTTCGTGCTATCAATGCCGCCGAAATTTCCTCCGGATGGGGCTATTCAGATGAGAAAACGCTGACCGGGAAGGTGGGGAATCCACCGAAGCCGGTTGGCTTCATCGCTTCTGAAAACGTGGTATTCGGTATCGAGCTGAACTGGGGATTCCCTGCAAACACGGATGACACGCTGAAGACGGAAATTCAGTACAGCCTGACCGGTACAGAAGATGATGCGATGCTGCTGGCCGACGTGCCTTATCCGCTGCGCAAGTATCAGCAGATGGGGCTCAAGGCCGGGCAGGTTTTCTGGTACCGCGCGCAGCTGGTGGACCGGACCGGTAACGAATCCGGGTACACCGACTGGGTACGCGGCCAGTCCAGCTCCGATGTGACCGATATTACAGAGGCCGTGCTCGCGCAGATCAAGGATACCGACCTGTTTAAAGACCTCATCGAGAACGCCGTGGAGAGCAGCCAGGCGGTCGCGGATCTGGCTGAGGCAGTCAAACAGAACGCCGACGGCCTGGCTGCGGCGGCTGGCGCAAATCGCCAGACGGCAGAAGCCATTATCGGCAATGCACTGGCGATCGCCGACGTGGTGGTGCGCCAGTCAGCCCAGCAGGGCGCTAACTCGGCGCGGTTCGAACAGTTGCGTGAGGTTATTGCCACCGAATCCGAGGCGCGCGTTACGGATGTAATCCGCCTGGAGGCGAAGACGGATCAGAACGCCGCAGGCATCACAGAAGTGCGTCAGGCGCTGTCAAACGAGAGCGAGGCCCGCGCTTCAGCTGTAGACGAGCTGACCGCGAAGACGGAGAAAAACGCGGCTAATGTCACCGTGCTGAACCAGACTGTGACGGATCTGGACTCCTCGACCGCCTCGCGCTTTGAGGAGATATCGGCAGAAATAGCGGGCATAGATGGCGGCGATATCAGAGGGGGAATACAGAGCAACTCCATTGCACTGATCACCAACACGCTGGCGCAGGTCAACACCCGCAACCTGCTCAGCGTTCAATACGGCGACAACAAGGCAGGGATTCAGCGCGTTGATAACGTGATGGCGGATGCCAGCCAGGCCGTTGCTGAGTCGCTCAGGACACTGGATGCCAGCGCAGGCGGCGGCACGGCAAACGCCACTGATTTTGCCAAAACGATGGCTGATTTTTCGCAGGTCTCCGCCACTAAAATTAACTCCCTTTCAGTGACGGTAAACGGTCAACAGGCGGCGATCGTCCAGAATTCGCAGGCGGTTGCAGATATCAGCGGTAACCTCAACGCGATGTACAGCATCAAGGTGGGTGTGGATGCCAATGGCCGCCAGTATGCAGCGGGTATGGGTATCGGTGTGCAGAACACCCCGGCGGGCATGCAGTCGCAGGTACTCTTTCTGGCGGATCGCTTCGCTGTCATGACACAGGCCGGCGGGACTGTGAGCCTGCCGTTCGTGGTGCAGAACGGGCAGACATTCATCAACGAAGCCTTTATTAATTACGCGTCGATCACCCTCGCAAAAGTGGGATCGTGGTATTCCGCCAATTATGTGGCCGGGCAGACCGGCACCATCATGAAGGCGGACGGAACGTTTGAGGTCAACGGCGCGGTATCGGGCCAGGGGCGCATGCAGATAACGAACAACCGCATCATCTCTTTTGACGCACAAAACCGGCCGGCAGCCGTTATGGGGCAACGCTTATAATGCAGATGTTTATTGCAGGTACCAGCTTTGACGCCATCAACGCCATGGCGGCCAGCTATGTTCTGGATGTCATCACCATTACCGGTACCGGGAGTAAAACCTACTCCCTTACCGGAGTGGAGCTGACGTATGCCATCGTGAATGACTTTATGGGAGGGCAGTTAACCGGGGCAACCTACAGCGTCAGTGTCAGCGGCTTAACCGTGTCGTGGAACGTCAATAATGCCGTTACCCTGATTGTGTACGGCAGCCCTGTGGCGGGTACGCAGAGCGACTACTTTGGCTTTCAGCTCTTCCAGTACCTGAACGGGGTGAGGACGGTCAAACTGGCACCCAATTATGTTCCGTTGTGCCTGCGGGAAATCATCGATGTGCCTGCCGGCGCGCGCACTGTGCAGACGCAGGTTCCGGCGGGCAATCCGGTCATGTGCTTTCACCGGCATACCGGGGCGACAATGGACATCAGCTGGTGGAAGCCCGCCACGGCCAACGGGTATCATGCCCTGCAGTTTCCCACGGACGGCAGCAATCAGACCGGATGCCGGGTGTATGTGTTTTCAAATATTCTCGCGAACATTCCTGACTATGGGTTCTATCTCTACCGCGACGGGCAGATGGTCTGGCACAGCAACTGCCTTCCTCTTCAGGTTATACCGCTGACGAACGGGGATATCACCAGCGACACGCCGCTGGCGGTGTCTTCCAGCGTCACGGCGCACATCTTCGTGCCGCAGGACCCGGCTTATCCGACGGGGTACAGCAATTTTA